ATCCCTGCGGATGGGGGTGCAACTGGATCCGCCAGACCGGGCGAAACTGGAAACCGAACTGCGCGAGATTCAGCGCGCCGATGCCGATGAGCTGGCGCGCAGGGAAGTCGCCGCCGCCCAGCGCCGGGCCGAGTGGGAAGCCGACCGCGCTGCCGAGGAACTGGGCCGGTTCGAGCTGCTCGGGGCTGACTTCCTCACGATAGGGGCGCACATCGGAGAGCGCATGGCGCAAGTCCCTCGCGGGTACATCACTTGGCTGCTGGACACCCGCGCCGAGTTCGAAGTCGGTTCGCTGATGCGGGCCATGGCCGAACGCGCGAAGTTCCTTTACAGCCACCGCGCCCTGCCAAAGGCCAGCGGCAAGATCATCGGAGAGCCCGGCCAGCGCGTGCAGGTCAAGGCCACGGTGGTCAGGACCAGCTCTTTCGAGCGCCCCCGGTTCAACGCCTCGTGGCTGTCGGAGACGGTTCAAGTCACGACCCTGATCGACAACGCCACGGGCGCGTCGCTTGTGATTTTCTCGCCCACGTTCAGGCCACAGGCGGACAGCGAGCTGACCCTGAAGGCGACCGTCAAGGGCCACGGGGAATTTCGCGGGATCGCACAGACCACGCTGCAACGCCCGAAGGAAATTGCTTGACAGTTACGCAGATATGCGTAAACTAGGCGCTGAAGGAAACAGGAGAACGAAATGAGTGAGAAAGGTTTGAGTGCGCGGGTTGCCGCCTCCTTCATCGCCCGGGCGAAGGCTCAGGGCATGAAGGGCAAGGCGCGGGAGAGGGCCGCGATTGAGTTCGCGGTGGGCGCGGCATCGGCAGCCAACGAAATGCACGGCCAGAAGTCGCCCGAGTGGTCACAGCTCTCGGGGCTGGCGTTTCTGGTCGCGGTCAGGGGTTACAGCGAAATGGAGAGGATTGCAGAATGAGCTACAGATTCATTGAAGAACCGGGCCACGGTTGGCTCGAAGTGCCGAAGGCGGAACTGGTTGCGCTGGGCATCGCCGGGCAGATCAGCCCCTACAGCTACCAGAAGGGCGAGCTGGCCTACCTCGAAGAGGATAGCGACTTGTCGAAGTTTGCCAAGGCCAAGGGGTTCGCCAAGTTCTCCGAGATCGGCGCGGTGGTGGTCTATCAGGAAAACACTTTCGTCAGGAACCTGCCCAGCTACAGGAGCCCAGCATGAAAGTCCACAAGCGCTTTGTCGTGCAGGTCGAGCGCAACTGGGCCGCGGAAGGCGCGCCTGCCAACTGGCAATGGAGCGACGTTCAGCGCCGCCCCAAGACGCTGAAGCAGGCGCGTGAGATTTACAACAACCTTGGGCCTTACGACAATTTCCCGCACCAAAAACGAATCATCCAGCGCACGACGCGCGTAACAGAGAGGGTTATCAAATGAGCCGCCCCAAGCCTTACGTCATGAGCCCGGAGGAACAGGCCCAGCACGACAAGGCGCAACTGGAATACGCCGCGGCCGAGGGCGCCGCTGACCTGTTTTTCAAGCGGCCTTTCAATCCCAAGCGGTTCCACAATCCTGCGCTGCAGGCAGCTTACGAGGCCGATTACAAGGGGGCGGAATGAACAAGTGCCGGTACTGCGACCTGCCATCGCTTCCCAGCATCTGCCCCGGGCATTGCATTTATCACTGGGCCGGCCAGTTAAACAAGCCGCTCGGCGTCACTGGCGCCTATGTTCCCCCGGACATGCGCGCGGATTATTTGAAAGAGCTTGACACTTACGCAAATGCGCGTATAGTCGGTAGTGAAGAGACAGGAAACCAAGGAGACCAAATGGAAATTCAGGGTGTCAAAAAGGGCGACGTGTTTGTGTCCAGTTGGGGCTACGAGCAGACCAACGTCGATTTCTACCAAGTGCAGGAGGACGCGGCTTACGGCAAGTTCGCCAAGCTCAAGAGCTTGGGCAACAAGTTCGTGAAGTTCAACGAGTCAGGCATGTGCGGCTCGGTGGTCCCAAACATGGAGATCGAGTGCGGCGAAGTGATCAAAAAGAAGGTGCTGGGCCAGAAGGTCGGCAAGCCTGCCTTCAAGGTCAGGAGCTGCTCGTATGCCTACCCATGGAGCGGCAACCCACAGCACAACAGTTGGTACGGTTGAAGGAGGGAGAAATGAGCTACGGAAAAATCGCCAAGGAGTTCAAGGCCGGCGCTGCGGAAGCGCGCAGGAACCTGCAGAAGGATTTTCGCGGGAAGTATGTTGCGGCCCGGGAAATCGAGCTGCTGGCAGTCACTGCAGCCGGTCACAGGTCGGACGCCAACGGTGGCGAGCCACTGGACTTTGTGCCGGTGGGCAAGCTGTCAGGCAAGCGCATCGCGCAGGCTTTCGAGAACCTGCCAGCGGACGCCAGCAAGATCAGCCTGTCACTGGGCTTCGACTTGTGGGAGAGCTTCGGCGAGTACATTCAGACCATGGGCCGCGGGCCGTCATTCGACTACGAGCCACGGATCGAGCACTACGAAGTGGATGTGGAGAAAGAAGCAGCTTGACAGTTACGCGCAACAGCGTATAGTGACAGTTGAAGAGACAAGCCAACAGGAGCGATCAAATGGCAAAGAGTTACGATTTCAGGATTTCATTCCACCCGGCCGAGTTCAGCGAATTCGCAGGCCGCAAAATGCAAGCGATCATCTACGACGGCCGCGGCTTGGGTGAGCTGGCTTTCGAGGGCTCGCTCAAGGAGGCGGTGGCCAAGCGCGCCGAGTTGAGCGCGGCAGAGAAGCGGCCCCATGCGGTTTTCCTCGGCATGAAGTACCGCGGCGAGCGAAAGGCTCCCGGTGTCGGAAAGGTCGGGGTGCTGTTCGGCGGGGAGGGCGCATGAGCTACGCCGGAGACATTTCCAAGAGCCTCGCCGCCGCCTTATCCACCGGATCCCTGCGCAACGTCGAGTACGGGCTGCGGCTGCGGCTGGAAGGTGCCAAGCGCCGGGGCGAGGAAACCAACGTGATTGAGGACAAGCTGGAGGCCGCGCGCAAGGAGCTTGCGAAGCGGCTTGACGTTTCCGCGAAAGCGCGTAACATAGGAAGTGAAAGATAGGTGACGAAATGAGCGAGAGGATGATTGAGTACGAGAGCGCACTGGCGGCATTCAACGCCGCCAAGGAGCTTTACAGGGAAGGCAAGGGAACCCAGGAAGAGTACCTGCAGGCCCGAAACCGAATGATCAAGGCTTACAAGGAACTGCCAAAGGCAGTGGAGGAAGCAACGCAATGAAGTTGACGCACAAACTGGACCCGGCTCCATGGACGAGCAAGACGCAGGCTCGCCAGTACGCCGCTGTCGGCAAGCTGCGCTACGTGCATAGCTGGTACAGCGATGAACCGGGGCCGCACCACGGCGACAGGCTCGGGTATCAGGTGCTGCTGTTCAGCAGCGCAGAGGACGCCGAAAAGTGGATAGCGGCCGAGAACGCTCCGGCACCGGAGGCCGCATGAAAGTGAACATGGAATTATCGCAGGCTCAAAGTGACGCGCTGTATTTCCGCCAGCGCCTTGAGGCATGGCAGGACGCGAACCGCGACATGGGCGACAGGTTCGCCGCAGTGCTGGAGCAGCGCGTGGCATTGGCGACAGTGCTGCGTGAGGTTATGAATCTAAAATACGGTGAGGCTCCCAACATGGGGCTGCGTCACCGGATCCGGGTGGCACTGTCGACGGTGCCGGCATGAGCGCCGCCGCTCCAGCCGCCAGCCGGCCAATCACATTGGAGTACCTCATAGACCAGTGCGCCAAGGCCACGACTGAAGAGGACCGGCGCCAATGGGCAAAGATTGTCTACAACCAAGGATGGATTGACTGCAACAAAAGCGACCTTGAGCGCCGGCAGAAGGAGGAAAAGTGAGCTACGTCTACATCCGCAGCGAACCGCGCGTTTACACCGTTGGGTTTTACGACCCTGAAGGCGGCTGGATGAGCGAGTCCGACCACGACAGCACCGACAAGGCGGCCGCGCGAGTGGCCTACCTGAACGGGCAGGTTGTGCAACGTCAGGACGCTGCATCCATGCAGATCACCCCCGCCCTAGCTGAATACATTGACCAGCGCATCGCCGCTGCAACCGGAGCAAGACCATGAGAGACCACGACATGCCAGAGGACTTCCGCGGATACGATGCGGGCCGCGCGAACTTCGAGCAGGACCGCGCCGACGAGATCAACAAGGAGGCGCGCATTGACCGAGAGCAGGTACTGGTCGACGCCCTCAAGGACATAAAGATGGGGGCGGAGATCATGCTGCAGGTCCGCACCGGCAAAGCGATAGACCGCTACGCCGAACAGAATCTCAAGGTCGCAGACGCAGCGCTGGCCAACCTGCGCGCCAGTGCCAGCATGGACGCCTTCAACGCCGGCAAGGGCGACGCGGATGCAGGGTTACCGTTCAGGGCCGGTCGATTCAAGGACCCACGCCTGCAGGAGCAATACCAGCGCGGCTACGCATCGGTGATCGCATGACGAGCATGGCCACCAAGCGATTGTGGATTGTGCTGCTGTTTGTGCAATGGCGCAGACGATATGTGCAGCGCCGGATACTGCGGGAACTGGGATGGCAACGCGCTTGGCGAAAGAGGTACAAGTGACCATTACGATTCACGACAAGGTTGTTCAGGGATCCGACGAGTGGATCGCGCTGCGCCGCGGACTGATTACCGCCAGCGAAGTCAGCCTGATCCTGACGCCGACCCTGAAAGTCGCGGCGAACGACAAGAGCCGCGCGCATGTTTACGAATTGCTGGCGCAGCGGATCAGCCAATACGTCGAGCCCCACTATGTCGGGTCCGACATGTTGCGCGGAGAGGATGAGGAAATCCTTGCCCGCGAACTGTACGCCAAGCACTACGCGCCGATTAAGGAGGTCGGCTTTATCACCAACGACCGTTGGGGATTCACCATCGGTTACTCCCCTGACGGGCTGGTCGGCGCCGAGGGTTTGATCGAGGCCAAGAGCCGCCGGCAGAAATACCAAGTGCAAACCATTGTGGAAAACGTCATGCCCGACGACTACCTGCTGCAAGTGCAGACCGGGCTGATGGTAACGGAACGCAAGTGGCTGGATTTTTTAAGCTACAGCGGCGGCCTGCCCATGTGCGTGATGCGTGTTCACCCGGACGAAAAGGTACACGCCGCCATTATCGAGGCGGCCGGAAAAGCAGAAGCGCAGATAGCTGAAAAGCTGGCCATCTACTTGGAGAAGGCGCGCACCCTCATTGCCACGGAACGACGCGAATATGGAGACATGAAGATATGAACGACGTGAACATGGCCGAATTCACGGCCCCGAAAACCGACCAGCTCAATGCGGACTCGCTGATTGGCGGACCCATTACAGTGACCATTACCGGGGTGCGCGGCACCGACAACGCCGAGCAGCCGGTGGCCATTTCCTACCAAGGCGACGACGGCAAGCCGTTCAAGCCGTGCAAGTCCATGCGCCGGGTCATGGTCAACGTGTGGGGGGCGGACGCCAAGAAATACATAGGCCGCAGCCTGACGCTGTACTGCGATCCGGGCGTCCAGTTCGGCGGAATGAAGGTCGGCGGCATTCGTATCAGTCACATGAGCCACATCGACAAGGCGCAGACCATGGCGCTGACCGCAACCCGGGCCAAGCGCGCGCCGTTCACCGTGCAGCCGCTGGAGGTTGTA